AATAGAAGTAACTCCTTGAAGCAATGCCATTGCACCCTGTGTTTTCCTAATCGCTTCCTCAACCGCTTTATTCTCTGAACCAAACAAAGCCATTGCACCTTGAGCAGCTGCAAACCCTCCCGCAATACCTTGCGCACCTTGAGCGAACGCATCCAATCGAAACGTATCGGATGACAAAGCCTTGATTGCATTCTTGGTATCCCCGATTTGGTCCTTAACCTCCCCCGCTCTTTGTTGCAATTTTTTGAAAGCTTCTGAACCAGTTTGTCCAGAAGTAGCCATCTTGTTCAACTCGTTTTCAATCGAGCGCAACTCCTGTTTAAGGTTCTTGAATTGTCCCGTGGCTTGGTCGGTTTCCGACTTAACTCGTAATACTATATCCTTTTCTACGTCTGCCATTATTCTGTTATTAGTTGTGGTTTAGGTTCGTCTGAAATAAATGCACCCGTACCGCTCGTTAATTCAAACACGGTAGGGGTAAATGGTGCTAAATCCAACACCTTTAAAATTTCGATTGAGGTACTTTCGTCACTATTTGCATCGTAATCATTGACCGATAGCAAGTAAAACAAAGTGCCGTTAATGTAAATCGGTTTGCGAAAGTCAAGGTTCAACACATCAACGGGAGTAAGTTGTACGAATAACTTGACTTTCTTTGCGTCTTTGTCGGTGTATAGCTTGACATAATCCAACCAAAAGCGATTAAATAGGTTGTTGTTGGTGTATCGATAAATCGCTCCGCTCGTTTCGTCCGATTGGTAGTACAACTCCCGTGGAATACCAAAACATAAATCGGTAGTTGGATTGTACGGATTATCCAAAGTTCCCGCATAAGGGTAACTTGTATATTCATTACCCTCAAAAACAAATTCGGTATCGCTTGGAAATGGAATGTACTCATGGTAAAGAATACGAAGGTTAGGGGTAACAGGCTTAACGTCCAACGTAACATCGCCACCGCTCGCAGTTCCTTTGCTATCGATATCATAATAGCGTGCGTAAATGCGTGGGCTTGGAGAAAATCCAACCATTACGCTATTGCCAAATCCAACGTCCTCGGATTGCTCACCATTGCTAAATTCGTTTGAACTAACGTACAACCGTGAACCGTAACTCGATTGATACGCACTTTGGTAACGCTTCTCAAAGTAACCGCCTGCATCCTTGTAATTGAACTTGTAAGTTTTAGGATTCATGTACCCACATGGAACTACCTCGTAACCTTTCTCCACATCCCATTTGGAAGTCCAATCAAGGTAGGTAGAAGTATCGTAAAAGTCGGAAAACGGTTCAATATAAAGTTTCTTTGGGTCGTACTTATCCGGCATGATAAACAAGTTGAACATACGAACCAAGTACATTAAAAAGTCGGATTGCTTAACCTTGGGCACGATGGTTTCGTTCATGTTCCAGTCATCCCCAGGTTGCATTTTCGGTGTACCTTCAATTTGATTAAGCCAATATGTGTTATCGGCGTCAACATTGATTGTATATCCAGTTGTGCCTCCGAAATGAACAACCTCATACTGATCACCAATACTTGCAACATCTTGAATAAAAAAATCTTGGGTAATGGTTGTATTTGCAGGTGTATTAAATGGCCATACTATTTGATAAGGACCAACACCAACAGCAACACCATTCTTTCTAATTCCAATATCAAAAGCCACTTGTGAAGCAGGACCCGTTCCTTGAACTAATGTAGCTGTAACCCTAATTTGAAAGTTATATGTTCGGTCTGCAGGAGCAACAAATTTCTTGGCACTTGTGTTATAATAACCACCATTGAAATAAGGTGCGGGTGTTGATGTTCCAAATTGAAATAGCGTGCCCGCAGAAGGAGTAGTTACTGAAAAGTCACTATTCAAACCTATGTAAAATAAGTTCAGTGTCATTTGCTCTTGCGTCAAATATGGAACACCACTAACGCCATACGGAACTATTAACTGCTTAAACCATTGCGATGTAAGGAAGTCACTCACGTAAGTAAATCCCGCACCACCAATAATTTTGTCAACGTACTTCTTAACCGAAATAGCGGGGTAAAAATCAGCCGTGGTAAACACATCAGCGTAAGGACTTGGTGCTTGTGTACGTGTGAAACTCGCTTGACCGTAATCGATTGCAGGGTAATAGTAATCGTTACCCGTACTGCCTACGGAATTAGTCCATGAATCCACAATATTAGGCGCATCCCATTCATGGTTCAACTCGCTGAAATCTAAATCAGTCAATTCGCTATCGCCTAACTGCTTAAACAAGTTCACATTCTCCCCGTACAATCCAAGTTCATACGTCTTAAATTGGCCGTCACTCTTAACCGCCAATAATTGCGCAATACCATTAAACACTTCAACACCGTTCTGCAACACGTAAGCGTTCACCCTTACGCTCGGGTCAAATCCAATTACCCACTGATCGAATCGGTAAATCGAACCAAACACATTATCGTTGTGCGGTGTTCCTGGAACTTCAATGGTTCTGCTAACCGTTCCTTTGCGCTCTACGGGGTTTTCTATATCCGTAATAGAATAGGTTAAGCGAATATCAATATCATCGCTTAAATCCAATCTTTGGCCGTCAATGTAAAGTTCTGTTATCATAACGGCATCGCTTCATCAAAGGTGAATTTGTAGGTAATGGTTAACGTGTGCAACTGATCAAAGTCACGCTTCCAAACATTGTAAGCCGTATCGGTTACCAAAATAGGAACTAAGTATTCCAAAACTCCATCTGCTGTTTCAAATGCTTTGCGTAACCAAAGACGTGGTGAGCGTACCATTTGCGCTAACCATTCAAATTCTTCGTCGGTTAACCAATCAGAAGAAACGGTAAATTCTTTGTTGTAATCTACTTGGGCGTTGTACTTGGAAAAGTTAGTGTAGTTTCCATAAACTCCAGAATAGGCAAATGTATCGGTCAAATAAGGACGGCTCGCTTCAACTCTTGTAATGCTTTGCCTTTCTCGGTTTGGCTTGGTGAACACGTAACTATCAACACCACCTAATTGGTTCTCAAAATGCACCTCGGTAAAGTCAAAACGTGAACATTCGCCATTTAATAAAACCGTGTATTCTATCGATGCAACTGAACCACCCGCCTCTTGCATAGCAGTTACCGTGTAATAATTATTTCCACTCGATACAATACTTGGAAAATCTGTTGAACCGGGTTGACTATCCGATGTTAATGAACCTGAAATATTTTGAACATCAAACGGCATAAATGGAACGGCAATCATATTGAACTCGTTTTCCTCATCCGATGCGTGGCTTTGTGCGTTAATTGTAGGAATTGTAAATTCACGATACACAGTTCCATCTTCATAACAATATCGATAGCGTATTGCATCAATATTTGCCAAAACTTGTTTATTACAAAGAAAGTAAAGATTTCCACTTTGGTTGTAAGTGTTTGAAAAGTTAGCGTATGCCTTGGTTGATTGCGGGCGGTTGGTCAATGGTAATCGAGAATCAAAAGCATCGTTATCCAACCAATAATTAGTTTTTAAGTTTGGGAATTGCACAAAGTCAAAAACAGTCCAAGCCCCATTGTAAATGATAGCCGTTTCCGCATCCCGTGGTGCTGGGCTCCCACCCGTGTACTCTTCATCAAATTCAACGTCAAACTCAATGTATTGAGTAGAGCATCCAAAGCTTTCAGAAAGTACAATGTTACCATCCGCAATCCGTGGGGTAACTTCAAAGTAACCTCGCACAATTTCCTGAAAATTAAAGCGACCATAGTTGTTATTTGTCGCACTTGGAACCGTCTTCAACTTAGCCACCAAGTTTCCATTGATAGAAACATTTGCCACATATCGAAAGTTAGGCTCGGTCTTGTTATCACTATCAACCAAGTAAACCAACGGATTTCCCGCAGGTGAATACCTTGGTTCAGCTACTTGGGTTAAAATCGTTATTGCCATATCATTTAAAAATCACTGCTGTCATCGCTTGGGCGGTAAATTCTGCAACCCTTTGCGCTAAATCATTTAATCTATTTTCGGTGAGCGTTGGTTGAACGAATGGGTGTGCATACGTTCCCTTTTTGTAAATGCTTCTGCGTACACGGGAAGCCAAAGAATAAACATCATTTTTACCACTCGCCATCGCTTTGAATTGAACCCATTTCACCATATCCTCCAACCTCGGGTATTCCTTAACGGTAAATGGGGAATTAGGGGCTTTTGAACTGCTTTCCGTACCTTTTTGCCCGTACTCCAACGTCTTCCAGTACGCAGGTGCTTCGATTTCTACTTCGTAACCTTTGCCAAACCTTTTGATCGGTGCAACGATTAATGATTGTTGTAAGTTACCCGTCGCACGGCTTTTATTAGCATCAATCTGCTTTCGGAATAGTTCGATCTGTTCATTGCACCAATCGACTATTTCCTTTTCAACACCTTCAAAAGCTTGGTCAACGTCGGTAGTACCAAACCCACCAACCGCAGGATTGAACGCACCACTCACATCGTTGAACTCGATAAATGCCATACTTATTAAATGGGAAATCCTAAAAAGTTACCCATTCGCTCGACGCTTTATTTCAAACGCTTCATGCTTGCTTTTCTCAACTTGGTAACTCGCATAGTTAAGAAACTCCATCGCAGGAAGTTCGAATACTTCATTCCATTTTAGAACATCGCTCCCCGCCAACCTATCAATTACAACGATCCAACCGTATCGCTCGGTGAATCCTGTTCCAATGTCAGGGCGTCCATCTCCGCCTTCAACGTCTGAATTTCCTTGTCCAAATAGGTTGGTAAATCTTCGAGCAACCTCACCCAACTGGCCAAAAAAAAAGCGGACAAACCCAACGCTTCAATCGCTAACATCTTTTCCTTCACCAACGTAGCACGCTTTGCATGGTCCTTACCGTTGTACTTTTTAGGTAACCAACCAAACTTCGTTTCACGTAGTAACGATGCAACGCACAAATGCAAGTTCTTTACACCGTCCTCTTTCGTCTTATTCCACTCGCTTATTTCCACGAATTGCGCGGTGTTAATTTCGTCAAAGAATCGAGTAACGTAGTAACGCTTGCCGTCTATTTTAACGAATGATTTGAACGGCTTAAACGGCTCTTTCTCTAACTGCTTTGCAATGGCTTCGTATCGCTTGCGTAAGTCAATCAATGGGTAATTATCAACCGCATCGAAACCGTTACCCTCAACGATTGCTACAACCGAGCGCATATACTCCCATCCTTCAAGGTGGTCAAGGTCGGCCAAAAGTTGGTACTGACCAACGGTTAATTTTTTCCAAATGTTATTGTATTGCATATTTTCCTCTATTTTTCTCTGCTAATTTATTCAATGCTAAATACCTCAAAGCATCCATCCCGTGGTTGAATGAATCGATGGGTACGTTGGTAGCGTTCCCGTCCTTTTCCTTCCACTTGTAAGCATTCAATTCTTTGAGTAGATTGGTCGATCGGTTTGTTACGTTTATTCTGAATCGTTTTAAAATATCAATTCCATTTAATATACTATCTTTCCCCTTGTTTGCTCCTTCAATGCGCCAACCCATGCGCCTAAGTTCCTCAATCGATTTCGGTTCAGCGGAATCCGCTACAATGGTAACGCTTCTATCTATCCCCGATTGGGTAAAGTATTGGCTAATATCCTGATTTGTGTACCCTTTGTGATACATTACCTCGTCAATAATCAACTCCCCATTGTAACGATACACTCCAACAACTGCGGTCGGATCATTTGTAAATCCGAAGTCCATGCCGTAGCCAATCAACTGCGCATCGCTTGGTATCGTTCCAATCGTTCCCCAATTACGGTAAATCAACCCTTCAATCTTTCCAGTCATCCCACGGGCGTACACCTTCCACAACTCTTCATCCTCGCTTCTAATCGCTTCGATTTTCTTACGAATGATATCTGGTAAAAATGGGTTGTGCCTATGGTCGGAAATGATCAACTCCACACCTTCCTTACCTATCAATTTATCATGTACCCAAAACCGAGCGTTAGGGTTGTAGTCGACAAAAACTTGCTTCTTGGTTCGCATGGCTAACTCGGAATATATTTCATAGCTAACCCCGTTCGCTTCATTCAAAAAGAAATAGTCACGTTTTCCGCTCTTTGCATCCTGGGAGTCTTGGTAACTTTTGAACTCTATAATTGAGCCGTTGTGAAACGTGTAAATACGATCGCTCGCATTGTACCCTTTAATCCAACTTTGAATATCAGGTGAACTCGCTACAATCGTTTGCATATCACGAAGCGCACCGCTTTTAAGGTTCGGCACGTCTTGACCTACAACGCTAATCACTTGATCATTCTCACCGATTGCTTTCAAACAAAGCACTTGGAGGATTGAGTAAGTTTTACCCGAACTGGTACCGCCTTGGTTAACGATAACCTCGGCAGTTGAATTGTAGTTGCGATCGAATATGACAGACGTTTGAAACATCAATCGAGAATAATTGCATCCTCACTATTTGAAAGGTCGATAGGGCTTGAAATGGTGGCCACGTGGATTTCTGCTTTCGGCATCGATATCGTACTGTCAATAGTTTCCTTTGGCTTACCATAAACACGGTCGAAAAGAACTTCCATCAAGTGAATAGAACCTCGGCTCAAATCACGCTCCATCTTTTTGCTAATCATTTTCAACCAAAAAGGTACATCGTCACGTTCGCCTAATTCACTAATTTGTCGCTCGGTCATGCAAAGCATAGCCATAATCATTTCGTTGGCTTGGCTACTGGATAGCTGAACGTTGAACTCTTCAATGAATAAATCCTTGATTACGTTACGCAATGCCTTCGGACGTCCATTCCGATTGATGTTTTCGGGGTGGCTTCCAAATCCATGTGGACTTTTACCTTTCAAATGTTCTCCGCTTGGCATCAGATTTCAATTTTATTAACGATTTCTTTCAGCTTCTGCATACACATAAGCTTTAATTCGTAATCTGTAGCACCGCCCACGCTCACATGATCAACCGTTTCGGCTATATCCATAAGCAAGTGAGCAATCGTTGCGTATAACTCAACCGCACCGATAGCCTGTTCGATTACGTCGTTTTCTTTTGTCGTGGTCATTTCTCGATCTCCTTCAACTTCGCTTCACTCCAACGCAACCCAGCTAAACCGCCCCAAAGAAGGTAACTGATATATCCACAATCGGTAGGCTTTCCCGTTTCGTAGTACGTCTTAGCACGGCTCAAATACGAGTACATCCGTTTAATCGTTGATACACTTAACGGCTCACCGTCACGCAACTGCGTTGCACGAATTTTGCCCACCTGCGTGGCGCACTGATTACCGTTCTTTTCGTTCAGTTCAATACCTCGTTTGGCATTGTTCTTTACCGCTTCGGGGTAATCGGAATGGCTTTCAAATTTTGCGTAGCTTTCCTTTCGGCTTAAAGCATTACAAACCGCTAACCGTTGGATTGGGTCTTCATATTCCGTTTTCATGACTGTATTAATCATGCAACGGTCCATGAAATCACTTTTGCTTTCTTCTTGGTTTCTTTTCGGTAGTGGCATCGGTTGTATTTTTAGTGTTCACAATTTCGGTCGGTTCACTTTCCGTGAACGCTTCTTGAATAAGTTGCTCATGGATTGCTTTATGCCTACGGTCAAGTTCAGCATCGTAATGGTTCATGATCGTCGAGAATGCGTTAACGGTACACGCTTGGCATCCACCCGTCCAACGCTTACCCATTACCTCGCTCCATACCCCACCCATTAACATTACTTGTTCAGCACTTAGGCGCAACGTCTTTTCGTTTTGGAACTGAACCCACTTTGGGTAAAGTGGTTCTAACCGCTTCAACTGTTCGTCGGTCATTCTGTTAGCTATTTTCATATTTCTGCATTTCTCGTTTAAGGTAATAAAACGCTTTTTCTAAATCCTCTAAGGTATCGCCTTTGCGCCCTGCACGGCTTACGTACTTCACCACATTGCCGAGGTTGAAGTTCAAGTCGAACGCTTCAATCAGGTCAATCGGTTGCACCTTTTGTTTGTAGTGTTGTGGTGTTGTCATTTGCCGTAAGTTTCGTTGTAGTATTCCATAGAGTCAATTCGATCACGGGCAACTTCACCATGACAGAACGCTCTTCTAATTTGTTCCTTCTCCATTTCTTTGGCTTGTTGTAGATCAAACTTATCTAATTCTCTTTTCTTTGATAGTTTATATAACCATTCTACTGCTGTTTGTTTCATCGGTAAATTCTATCAATTAAAAAGTACGCAATAATGCAAGCCATAAAACCGCACCCAATCGAATAAGCAAACAGGCTCAAAACGGGAAGGCTAACCGTTGCAAAGAACGAAGCTACCGCAGTCCAAAACGAAAGGCATACAAAACAGTTGAACGGCTTGAATCCAATCTTATCACCAATACCCGTTAGCTTGGTAATCGTTACCCCTGCACACGCAGAGAAAAACGCAATGAATAATATTTGTAAGTAAATCATTTTATTTTGTAAATTTTAGGATATTGACTATTATTAAATTCATAATCTTTTCTTTTTTCAATTAAATCGGATGCCTTTTCAAAACTATCCACTTTGCAAAATTCAAAATGTTCTGTTAACCAATCCACGAAAGGATGTTTATTGTCAATATTTTTCCATGGCTCCAAAAAACATTTTTTTGTTTGAGCATAATATGAATTTAATGCTCTTTGCAGAATTCTATATTTTCTCATTTCAATTTCTTTTTTAATTTTTCTTTAACCGTGTTAATGGTTAATCTGATACTGTTGTATGGTATGGTCGTTGATGTGCTAATCCTTCGCATATTTTTGGCTTCTACGTAAACCATGAATAGGTTGCGCTCGTACCAATGCAGTTCAGCAATCGCTTCCTCAATCGCTTCCATTTGCTTTGATGTTTGTACCTCGCTTTCATGGTCGTAGATTTCAGCGATCACTTCAACACGGGTCCAATCCACGTCAACACGTAGCAACCGATCACGGTACTTTTGATCCCACAAAGAACCCTTCCCCAAAAATAAACGGTAAATAAGTGAAAGCACATACCACCGATGCCCACCCGAATGCCAAACCTCCCACAACTTCACATCCTCTTTTTCGAGTAAGGCTAAAAGCATTTCTTGGTATAGGTCTTCACCATCGAAGTGCGTACCCCTCACAATGTCGTAACAGGACTTACGATAGGATTGGTGTTGGAGTACGTCTGCGATTAGTGGGTGCATACTTATTGAATGGGAATTTTTAGAAAGGTAACCCGTCGTTATCGGGTACAAATCCTGCCTTGGTTAGTGCTGGGTGTATTTCGATGTTAGAAGCCTGTTGAATCGGTGCGTCTTTCGCCTTCCATTTTACCCAATGGGTTGCTTTGCTCTTTTGGTCAACCTCTTTGCGCTGACCTACAAATACCTCGATGTCCCCATATTGGTTCGTTGGTAAATCGAGTAAATCTTGTTTTTTTAGTTGTACTTTGATACCATAATCGTTTTTCCAACCTTTGCCTACATACTTTTCGTTTTCCATATTTTTAGATGTTTGAATAAATCGCTTGAAAATCGGGTGCAATGTAATTACGCTCTTTCTCCTTCACTTCTCGAATGAAATTTAATCGCATTAAATAACCCCCTATCGGTTTACCATACGCACCTCTTTCGATATGCCAACCAAACGCACCATCGGTGAACTCGTCTTTGTAAGTTGATGTTCTAATGTCGTGTTGGATGCGTTGCTTCACTTCATACGGTGCTGTTGTACTAATCGTTTCTTTGATATTGATGTGATGGTAAAGTTCGTGAACGTGCCCCATCCAAAGAACATCGGCACCGTCAACCTGTGCGCCCATGCGTTGGTGTTGGATTACTCCCTTGGTTACCACACCACCGCCACCGTGCCCATGGTGGTATTTAAGTTTGAAGTTGATTTGGGCCGTTGAATTTACACGGCTAACAGTAAACACGATCCAACCGGCATACCCACCATTGAGGACCTTCGCACCGGTCTTGTAATTCAGCAAAGAAACGAACCGCTCGGTTAGGTCTATTTCGTG